CTAAGAGTTATTCTTACAAACGAAAATGCTGATATTGATTCAATCGAAGTATTCGTAGATGCTGAAGCAACAGAAGATGCTAACCAGTTTATTCGCAAAAACGACATCTTTGGTGTTGGTGCACTGGATAAAGTATTTTATGTAGAACCATATTATGACGGTCGTTATACAGTGTACTTTGGTAATAATACATTTGGCTTACAGCCAGAAGCCTTTGAAGATATTCGTGTAAGATATAGAATTACATCTGGAGTTGAAGCAAACGGTGCATTCACATTCGACCTAGGTTCTACATCTCCTAGTGCAACCATTGCGGTAGATACTATTGGACCTGCTGCCGGTGGTGCAGAAAGAGAATCATTAGAAAACATCAGATACTTTGCTCCTAAGTCTTTACAGATTCAAGAAAGAGCAATTACAACAAATGATTATGAGATTCTGTTAAAGCAAAACTTTCCAGAAATTGATTCGGTTTCTGCTTACGGGGGTGAGACATTAGATCCACCTCAGTTCGGTAAAGTTGCAATTGCAGTTTATCTTGGCGAAGGAAGAGAAGGTTTATCTTCAGTTCTTTCAGCAGCATATATTAAATTCCTTAAAGAAAAGAGTCCCCTTGGTATCGAGCCAGTGTTTATTCCATCTGAATTCATATATGCATGTGTTATGGCTAATGCTTACTTTGATCCAAAAGTTACTAAGAAATCAGCTGGTCAAATTGAGTCTGAGATACGTACTGCTATTGCGTTATACAATAATACATATCTAGACAACTTTGATACAACATTAAGAAAATCTAAGCTGTCTTCATTAGTAGATGCTTCTAACGCTGCTATTCTAAGTAGTGAAATAAGTGTATGTCCTTATGTTGTTTATTCACCAGCATTAAACGTAGCATCTTCACCATCATTTAAATTCTATGCCAAGCTAGTTAAGCCTTATCCGTTTAAGGATACTAGTGGCTTCGCAGAATATAAGCCAGCAGTTGTAAGTGGCGTGTTCCAATTTAATAACGTTGATTCTTATCTACAAGATGATGGTCTCGGCAATATTCAAATTGTAACTTCAGATATTGCTAACCCACAGGTCGTTAAACCAGTTGCTGGTACCGTAAACTATGAAACTGGCGAGATTAATCTTACCGACTTTAAAACCGAAGGTTATGTAGGATCTGGAATAAATATTATGGTAACCACCACAAATGACGATATCGTTTCCCCAGCCGGAAGAATATTTGTAATTGCTGATGACGACGTAACCATTAATATGTTAGAGGTTAAATAATGGCCGATAATGCTGTCACTATCGTAGAAAAGAATATTGCGTTTAAAATAGCGCAACAATTTCCCGCCCACTACCGTGAACATGGTTCTGAGCTAGTTGCTATGGTAGAACACTACTACAAGTTTGTAGAAACAGAACCTAATATGGGTGTTTATAATTCCCGTAAACTGTTCGAGTATCGTGATATCGGTACTACACTTTCATCAATGATAATCTATTTCAAAAAGAAATATATGGCAGACTTGCCACCGCTTGATGATGATGTTACGGTTAAGTTTGTTATTCGCAATATCCTAGATTTGTACAGACGTAAAGGTACAGAAGCTGGGTTAATGTTATTCTTTAGAATGTTTTATAAAGCAGACATACAAGTAACATATCCTGCTAAATTTATGTTTAAGCCTTCTGATTCTATTTGGAAGACCGGCATATATTTGCAAATGTTTCAAAACAATAATGAGTTTTATTCAGGCAGCGGTATTCTATATGAATACAAAGATCTGTTAAGTCGTAATATCTATGGATCTATCTCTAAAGCAAAAGCTATTGTAGATAAGATTAACTTCGTGTACTTGAATGGTACACTAACACCTATCATTTATATCACTAATGTTAAAGGTAAGTTCTTAAAGAACGACGATATTGTTAGTCGATTTGCAGGTGAAGATGTAGCTTTCGGTAGATTAAACGGTTCTGCTGATTCTATAGATGTTGTTACTAAAGGTAAAGATATTGTTGTTACAACTGATAATAAGATCGGCGATATTCTTAGTATAAAAAGTACTTACGGAAAAGGTGGCGCTGCAATTGTTACAGATTTACAAGCTGAGTTTACCGGTACAGTAGAATACACTATAGACGATGGCGGCTGGGGTTACACGATTGGTAATACTCGATTGCTTGTTTCTAATCAGGTGATGGTTTTACCGAACCCAGACTTCCGTTTTGTTCTACAAGAAGTTTTACAAGATACTGCCGGAAACCGCGGCATTGTTGTTGGCCAAAACTCAATCGCAGTTGGCGTTAAAATGGACACTGGCGACAATTTTGTTATCGGCCGAAATATTTCTACGGTAGATCGTCTTGTATATAATGATGTAGGCGCAGTGATTGCTAATAACAATTTTACTCTTACTGCTTACGCGATAGGACCACCGGCGACAGGTGATATCTTTAATATCTCAGCAAAGAACGAATCTTCGCCGGGTCCTTTATATCCAGATACTGGTGTCGTAGCAGATGTTAAAGTAGAAACACTATCTAATATTGAATCAATTTCTCTTATCACAGATGTTATTAGTAACTTCTTAAATGTACCTTTTGATTCTGCAGATTACAACGCTACACCTCCAGCAATCATACCCATGTCTGGAACAGCAAGTCCTGTAACACGCTTTACACCATTAAATGAAGCGTTCGACTTAGAGCCGTTTGACATTGGTACTATTGTAGCATTCGAGAATATAAATCCTGGACAAGAATATATCAATGATACGTTCAGTCTTGCTATTGATGCACAGATGGTTGCGTTCGAAAGAGTTTCACAGATTTTATTGATCGCAGATTTTACTGCTGGATTTACCGTTGGCGATACGATAGAGCAAGTATCAACTGGAACGACTGGTATAATTACTGGTCTTGATAATAATATTGGTGCTTTATATGTACTGCCTTATAGTTATTATGGATTCCAAACTAGTCTTAGTGATAGTATAATACACAAAGGTAACGAATTCGATGTTCTTGCAGTTTCAAGAGATTACTCGACTAAACGGTTCGGCGAAAACGCGTCAATATCAAACAAAACTTTGTTCTCACAAGGAAGAATTTCTGATGTTGAAATTAGAAATTCTGGATTTGGTTATGTAGATGGTGAAAAAGTTATATTAGTAGACAAAGATGGTGTTAATCGTGCTCAAGGTACAATCAACGCAGACTCACAAGGTATTACAGCTGGATTCTGGGGCAGCCAAAGTTCACATATTAATGGATACTGGACCAACCCAGAATCCAATGTATTCGAATATTACGATGGCAAGATGAAAATTCAAGATAGTGATTATTATCAGGAATACTCATATGAAATTAAGTCCACTGTTGACCCAAGAAAATATGATAAAGTTGTAAAAGATACAATGCATCTTGCAGGTTCTAAATTGTTTAGTAACTTTATTTACGAACAGCTAACAGGACCAAAAATAACTGCGAGAATGCAAGTAAATAGAAAAGACGATTACGTCAGAGGCGGGGATCCAATCGTTGGTCCTAACCAATTCATTGGCGATCAAACAATTAGAGCAGACAATTTCGTATATACATCTGACGACACAGTCTCGTTTACAGTAGACAACGGTTAGATAAATACTTACAACTAATAGGAGCAAACATGGCTAAGCAAATAATTAACACAGGCGAAGAAGCCAATGACGGGACGGGTGATCCGATCCGGTCTGCCATGCAGAAAACTAATCTAAACTTCACCGAGTTATACGATCGCACATTATTAAATTTCGTCGCGGGCGAAGGTACTGCTGGTCAAGTCTTATCAACAGATGGTGATGGAACATTCACATTTATAAATGCAGGTGCGGGTGGTACTTCATATGCTAACGCTGATGTAGATACGCATTTAAATCAAACTGATCCAACCGATGGACATGTTCTTTCTTGGAGCGGTACAGATTACGCATGGGTAGAACAAACGGGTGGTACTTCATTTACAGCTGCAAACGCAGTAGCAGCAGTTGTTGCTTCTGACTTAGATATGGCAGGCAATAAAGTATTGTTTGGTAACGTGTACGACGGAGAAGGTGATTTGCCGTCGGCTAGTAGTTATCACGGTATGTTTGCGCACGTTCATAGTACAGGTTCTGCTTATTATGCTCATAGCGGTGCTTGGGTGGCATTAGCTAACAAATCAGACATTACTTCAGTACCATCAAGAACAACAGCAACTGGATCAACCTCTTCTTTAGCAGATAATGCAAGTGGTGATCTAGATCTTACTGGATTTAAAGCATATTCATTATTAACTATTACAACCGATAAAGCAGCATGGGTTAGGGTTTATGCTAATGGTGCAACTCGAACTGCTGATAATAGCAGAATAGAGTCTACTGATCCTGCCCCAGATTCTGGTGTGATTGCAGAAGTTATTACACTTGGAGCTGAAACAGTTATTGTATCACCTGGAGTAATTGGCTTTAATCTTGAATCAACTCCAACAACTTCTATTCCATGCAGGGTTACAAATAAATCTGGTAGTACCGGCGCAGTCGCCGTTACACTTAGTATTCTTCAGTTAGAGGCTTAATTAATGCTCAAGCAATGGATAGTTACTCTTCACCGCAAAGAAGACTTAGATGGTTTCTATGATGATATGGAAACGCCTGGCGGTAACCTGTTCATTCCAGATAGAGCTGTAGAATTAACTAACAGAAGATTAATTAGTCGTAACACACATTACATGTTAGACGAAGACGAAGTAGAACTTATTAAATCTGATGATCGTGTTTGGGATGTTGAGTTAGAAGAACTTCATGGGTTGTTAACAGAGCCTGCGGGATGGTCTGTAAATAATGGACAGTTTGCCAAGGATTTTAATACGGATTCCGCAGACGTTAACTGGGGTTTGCTAAGACACACAGAAACTTCAAATAGAAGCAATTGGGGTAATAATGGTACATCGCTTGTTGTAGACGATGTAACTGTAACTTCATCTGGTAAAAATGTTGATGTTGTTATTGTTGATGGTCATGTTGATCCTCTTCACCCAGAAATGGCAGTTAATAGTGACGGCACTGGAGGATCGAGATTAATGCAATTTAATTGGTTTTCCTTAACAAATGCCGTAACTGGCTTAAGCAATGGAACATACGTGTACGATCGTAGTGGTTCATATTCGTCTGCGCAAGACTGGGCTGACAACGATCACGGCGCGCATTGTGCTGGAACCGTCGCTGGTAACTCTCAGGGGTGGGCTAGAGACGCCAATGTTTATAACATAAGTCCCTATGGCTCTAACCCCAATACCTTAT